GCTGAGCCTGAACTAATAAATAAAAATTTATATCAGTATATTGATAGCTATAGGGATTGGCATGATACTCACTGAATATTACGAAGAATTTTTAAGATATTACGATTTAGCAAAACAACAACAAAAGCTTTGCAATTTAGGAAACATTGCACACAAAGAATCTAATGTTGGTGATGACTTGATGGAAAACGTTGAACTATATGATGTTGTTGAAAGAAAATATGCAGGTTTTAGTCAGATTGTTAATGATATTTTTTATCAAAAAACAGACCAACATCCATATATAGATAAGATAAAAAACAACACAGCATCGCAACAAAGAATGCAGATTGTAAATGGTTGGAATGGTATTAATCACGACTTAGTAACTTGGTTATATATATTTTTATTACATAGATTAACAGGTTCAGCTATTAATTACGGGCAAAAACCTTCAGGCTACCACAATACCTTGTTATTTGATATGCATGCATGTAGAGATATACAAGATATAAAAGAGCTCGTTAGAACAACAACAAGAACCTTCTATACTTCAATTGGCTACCAGTTTCCCCGTTTCCCTAAACCAATAGAAGGTTATAAAAGAGGTGGGGACTATTTCCTATGTGAATATGCTGATAAGCTTGCAGAAGATGTTGCTAACTTCATAGAACAAAAAAAGAATGTTCACTTTAGAGACTTAGGCGAATTTATGTTTAAGTGGAATAATGATCGTGGTCTAGTTAAGTATAAGTTTCAATATGCTGCTTTTTTAGCAGACATTGCTGATTGGTTTCCTAAATACATTAATAAACGTAGCCACTTTTATTATGGAAGTAATGCTGTTGAATGTATATCGTATTTAGCCAAGACAGAAAAACGCATCAATAAGCTTGAATTCTTAGATTCAATAATGGATCGTATATATGAAGATACAAAAGCATTTCCATACAATGCAGAAGATGTTTGTTGTGACTTTATAAGATGGGTGGAAAACTACATCAAACCAGGATTAGACTATAAACATTTAGATCGTGATAAAGTTTGGTCGAGTTGTCGTATCAAAGATCACCCGAAAGGACGGCAGAAACATATGTTGAAATTAAAATTAATTGATAGTTTTAATAATATGTCAGAACACCCAAGTGATTATAAAGTTTTAAATATGAATAATATGACTGTACAAGACTATAAAAAAAGTATAAATTAATTTACAAGGAGATATTATGATTGATGTGATTATGGCTACATTAGCTTTTATTGGACTATCTACAGTCCTATTTGTGTTATTAATCTGGCTCTGTGCTTATTGGGCTACCAGCTCAACATTCATAGGCTGTCAAAAGAGGAAAAAATAATGTTATTTGAAAGTAAGATTTTATTAGCAATCGTAATTATAATGATTATATATATTGTTATTGCAACAATATTTGATGACCAAGACCCACCCGATATAAGCGCATGGAAATAAGGAGAAAATATGGATAAAGCACAAGGCAAATTTTCGAACGATAAACACGCATCATGCTCAGGACTTCCTGCGCTATTTGGTGAGTCTAGTTATGAAACTAGGAATGAATATATGCAGTCTAGATTAGATGCTAGAGCTGGTAAAAATATTAGAAGCGAAAAAGGAGTAGCTGCTGAAATGGGGGATAGATTAGAAATGCCTATTCTCCAATTAGCAGTTGATAAACTAGGATTAAAGAATTTTCAACATGATATACCTTATGCTGTATCTCATGAAGAATATCCTTTAGAAGGATCAATAGATGGTATAGCTTATGCTAAGAATATTGTTATAAAACCTGACAATGATATTATTTATACTGAAGATGATGAAGAAGTATTGTTAGATGGTAAAGGTATACTAGAAGCTAAGGCCACAGCTTTGATGCCTGAAGTAGACAGTAAACCTCCGCTACATCGAGGTGTTTTGCAAGTTAAAGCATTAATGGCAATTACAGGTTATAGTTGGGCAGCAATTAGTACGTTGCACAGAACAACTATGCCAAAAATATGTGTATATCGTAGAGACTTTGCTTTTGAAAAACAACTTAAAGAAGTTATACTGGACTTTGAAAGAAGATTAAAGGAAAAAGATTATTATCCTCCAGTGACGCTCAAAGATACTCAGATTATATATTCAAAACCAAATAAAGAAAGTTTATTAGATTTAGATACAGAAGAAGTTACATCTTTATGTGACCAAATTACAAGCTGTGAAGACCAAATAAAAAACTTGAATGAAATTATTACTAAAGGAAAAATTAGATTGCAAGAATTAATGGGAAACTCTACTAAAGCAACTAGTAGTAAATATAATTTAGATTGGGGGACTATTACTTATAAAGACCAACCAGAAAAGATAATACCTGCTAAAGAAGGTTATACTATTAGGAAAAAAACAGTAACTATACGCAAAATTAAAGATGAATGATCAAGAAATTGATAAAGCTTATGAAATTTACATGAAGCTGAGAAAATCGAACGACAGGTTGAGTCCTGAAGACATTGTTTCAGTTGTAAGAATGTTAGGATATGATATTAGTGATAAAACTAGTCATACATGGTATCACGAAGTATAAAGCTCTGTAAAGATTGTGGAATACAAATTACTAAAAAAAATGCCTTCATAGACCGCGGAGAAAGGCTTAGAGCAAGATGTAAGCCTTGTGATTATAAATATCGTGCAAAAAGAGCAGGTAAAGATGCCTATTCATATATGGATAAACTTTATGCTAAGCTCAAATATGAAGTTGTATCTGGTAGTAGAAGAACAAGCAGGGCTGACTTAACGTGGAATATAAGTCCAAGTCATATTTATGCAAGGTATCATGTTCAAGAAGGTAAGTGTAATCTTTCTAATACTGAACTAACATGGAAAACAGGACAAGGTAAAGTTGATACAAATATTAGTATAGATAGAATAGACCCAACAAAAGGATATAATCCAGATAATATACAATTAATCACTTATAGATGTAATATCATGAAACATGATATGGATGAAGATGACTTTATAAAATTATTGAAAATGATTAATCAGACTCATGATAACCGCAAGCAATCAAATAAGAAGCATTCATCCTAGCACGTCTTTTAGTTTGTCTAGCATATTTAGAATCTAATAATTCCTCAGCTGCTTTTTCCCAATTTTTAGCATCAATTGCATCAAGCATTTTTTCAAATGTTAATAGTTTAGATAAGCCAAGATTATAGGTCATATCTATAAGTACTAACTTAACTTTATCAGGCAGGTCATTGAAGTCTTTAACTATATTAGATATTTCTTTTACACTTTGTTCTAGATCATTGTGTAATAAAAATTCAGCTTCAGACTTAGTTATCCCTTTTTGTTCAATGTTTCTACCATAACCTATTGTTTGATAGCCTGCTGTGCATTCATAAACTAGAGATGAAAAACCTTCATATTCTTTTATATGGTTAGTTATATCTTTAATAAGATTATTGTCCATGTTTTGATTATACACAGAAAAAAGGCGGGCAGGCATGTGGAATAAAAGGGGTACAAGGAGACTTGCCTGCCCTAAAAAACTACTAATACAACACTAACTAATGTAGCAGCTAAAAAACCTGTTGTAGCATATATAGCTACATCGATTTTATTGTTTAAAGATTTTATTTCTTGTTTAAGTTCCTGAAGTGTTGCAAAGACTGTTTTTGATTGTTCGTGACATTGGGCTAGATGTTCTTTCAAGTCAGAATTAACCTGAGAAACAGTAGCCCTTGCCATTAATTTTGCTCGTTAGGAACAGACAGCATTAGCTGTTGTTCCAGTTGATCTGCTTTTTGCTTGTAACCATTAACAAGTTTAAGCAACTGTTGTACTTGTTGCTCTAACTGTTCGTAACTTGGTTTGTCGTTAGCAGGTTCAACTTTTTTATCTTCTTTTGCCACTTTAACTCCTTTTTCTTAAAGACAAATAATCTACAAAATCATATACCTGTTTATTCCACCCTTTTTTAGGTGCAGGAAATATGCTAATTAATATATTGGCACAGCCATTAGCAAATACCAACCAGAATAGTAAATCTAAAATCCACATAAAAAACATTATACAAAATTTAATTAAAAAATGTAAAGTTATGACCAAACAGCAGATGCTATATCTCTGACAATCTGTTCCTCATTAGAAACATCATCGGTTGATTGTAGGATAATATTTTCTCTACTAGAGATTGGCAGAATATCATCATCAGGGTCATCAAATGTATAAATATAAGTAACCATAATTTTAGGTTGTTCATTACCCTCTGCTGGGTAAACTTCACATCTTTGTACTGTTCTAGTTTTTGCTATTGCCATATCTTAATTATACTGCTGATACTGATAAAGTTCCTGAATTTGTTACTGTTAATTTATATTCTGTGCCATTAGGTGAAAATAAATGAATACCATTTCCTGAGCCATTTATATACAATTCACCAGAGGAATCTAAGAAACTTTGACCATTTACAGTAACAACATCACCAGTTGTAATGCCGACACCAATACCCATTCTACCGATACCAGAAACAGTAGGTGAGCCATTAAAATCAGCAGAACCATCAAATATTGTGAACTGTGTTGAACTATTAACTTTAAATCTAACCCCATAACTACCCTCTAATTCCAAAACATTACCAGTAGCTTCAGTTGGGTAGGCTAAAAGTGTTGATATATCTTGACCATCCAAAGTAATGACAGAAGCATCAAGTGTACCTGTAACAGTTGCACCACTAACATTCAATGTAGTTGCTGTGATGTTCCCAGATACAGTTGCACCTGTCGCTGTCAATGCACCTGCTCTTGTTACCCTAAATGGTGCAGAACTAAATGTATTATTACCTAAATGAATACCATCAGCAGTGCTTAAACTCACTCTCGTTGAACCACTACCTGCTGTTAGTGAGGTGCTGCCCAATGTGAAGCCACCAATAGTCCCTGAACTTGATGTTATTGTTCCTGTAACATTAGCAGATTGTGCTGTCATAGCACCTGCTGAAGTTACAACAAATTGACCACTGTTGATATTTAGGCTTCCTGCATCAATAGCACCTAAATCTGAATTTATTGCAGATAAGTTAGTAACTGATATATTGTCTTGGTCTATTATCCCTACTAACAATTCACCTGCGACTGCTGTGATAGTTGTGCCATCAATACTCAATCTATCAACATTGAGTGTACCTGCTGTGATATTGTCTGCTGTTAAGTTAGTAACAGAAACCAGCGATGCATTAATTGTGCCTGTGGTTATTTTAGAACCAGATATAACTGTGACATTGTTAGCAATAGCTGATTCTACATCAGTGGCATCAAAATCGGTAAAGCCTGAATCATTAGTAAGATTAGATATATTGTCACCACTGACGATGATAGAACCTGCTGTGATGACACCAGAGACATCAATTCTTGCAGCAGCTACTGTCCCTGTTTGTATGACCCCACCACTGATATTTGTGACATTTTCATTAACTTCAGAACCAGTAATAAAATCAGCAATGTCGGTATCTGTAGCATAGCCACCTATCGTTAGGGTTGTGCCATTAAATGATAAAGCACTACCTAGTGAGAAATTAGAACTGGTATCGACATAAAAAGGTGTGTTGCTGTTATTGAATGTGCCAGTGCCATAATAGGCTTTGGTTGTCGTAAAGTTCATACCACCAATAGCACCTTGAGCTATTTCTGGTGTATCAACAGCACCCCCACCAATGTCATCGTTAATTACTGGGTCTACTGTGACATCAAATGAATTAAGTGGTGTAGGGTCTGATTCAATACCTAATGTATTAATAGATATGACTTCAGCAGAGTAACCATTGGCTTTAGGTAATTCAGGTAAATAAAATCTATTCTCTTTAACCCTACCATCCCTAATAACATTACCACCCTGATTTATAGCATCGTAAACTTTAACTGCAAATTCAAAACTTGTATAGCCATCGGCATCAGTCCAAGACAAGTATGCTGGTGTAGAACCACTTTTTTGGACAAAGTTAAGGTTGGTTACCTGTTCTACTCTATATGGGTCTGGTGGCAATTCCGATGCTTCTATCGGTTCTTCTGGTGGATTATTCCAACCATATATACTGCCTTGATATTCAACTGCACTAACCTGTATGTTTAAATCAGGCTGTATGGTCATTTGGGTTATACGATATTGTTCTTGTGATAAATCTAAGTCAGAACTGGTGATGGTGATAACTTCACCAACCTTTGCTTTTAATACTTTGGGTGTTGCAACAAAAGATATAGTTCTATTGTTTCTTGACCTATTTAATATCGCATTGGCATGATTGTAAGCAATCCTTTGGTTAGTAACATGAGGGAACTGAACTCTGTGTTCAAGCAATTCACCACCATCATCGCTTAATGGACTATGTTCAACAACAACTGTATCGGCTTCGTAGTTTTTGGATGAATTATAGAACTCAACTTCAACTCTATTGTATTTCTGCTCTTTATTTTCTAAAGATAGTTCAATACCTGCTTCTAAAATATCATCTTCATCTAAATTAAGAACTGGTGTTTCAGTGCCTTCAACCTTTATGGAATATGTACCATTGGTATAGTTAAAGATACCCCTCATGTTTGCTACAAG